GGCAGGACCGCTACACGACCGAGATCACCCTCGACCGGATGCAGATTCTCGGCTCCCGCCAGGACGGCGAGGGCGCGACCGCGGCGCCGGAAAAGCCTGCGGCCAAGCCAGCCGCCCGCCAGAACGCCTTCGACGACTTCGAGGACGACATCCCCTTCTAGCGCCGCCATGCCCATCCACGCGAACAGCATCACCGCCTACCACGCCGAGCGCGACCGCCTGTCCGCGCGCGCGGCGCTGGTGCTGGCGTGGGTTCGCTCGCACGGGCCCTGCACCGACCGCCAGGTGATGGCCGGCATGGGGTTCAGCGAGCCCAACTCGGTGAGGCCGCGCATCACGGAGCTGGTCGAGATGGGGCTCCTGCGCGAGATCGGCAGCGTGCGGTGCGCCGTGACCGGAAAGACCGTGCGCCGCGTGGATGTCCAACAAGCCCAGAGGACGCTATTCGAGTGAGCTATTCCGATTACATCGCAGAAAAAATGGACAGCGCCCCTCCGGTCGGGCTTCAAGCCGAGCCCGAGTGCGATGGCCTGTTCCCGCATCAGGTGGACCTGACTCGATGGGCCTTGCGCCGTGGCCGCTGCGCCATCTTCGCCGACACCGGCCTCGGGAAAACCCGGATGCAGCTTGCATGGGCGAACACGATCCACCGAGAGACAGGCGAGGACTGCATCATCCTCGCGCCCTTGGCCGTGGCCGCTCAGACGGTAGAGGAAGGCGCGAGCATGGGGATTGCAGTCACCCATTGCCTCGACTGGAAGGACGCGCGCGCCGGGATCAACATCGCCAACTATGAGCGGCTGCACCGGCTCGACCCATCGCGCTTCGGGGCCGTCGTTCTCGATGAGTCGTCGTGCATCAAGCACCACGACACCAAGACGCTCAGGCACTTGATCGAGGCGTTCGAGGACACCCCCTACAAGCTCTGCGCGACCGCGACCCCGGCGCCCAATGACTGGACCGAACTCGGCACGCATGCGGAATTTCTTGGGGTTCGCTCGCGCGCCGAAATGCTCGCCGAGTTTTTCATCCACGACGGGGCGGAGACGCAAGTATGGCGCCTCAAGGGGCATGCTCGCCGCGCGTTCTGGTCGTGGGTGTCGTCGTGGGGCGCGATGGTTCGCCGACCTTCTGACCTTGGGCACGACGACTCGGACTACAACCTGCCGACGCTTTCGGTTACGCAGCATGTCGTGGATTCTCCCGATCAGCCCACGGGAATGCTTTTCTCGATGGAGGCGCAAACGCTCATGGAGCGCCGGGACGCCAGGCGAGAGAGCATCGCGCAGCGCGTGGCGGCATGCGCCTCGATGGTCAACGGCGACCGCCAGCCGTGGGTCGTCTGGTGCGACCTGAACGCCGAAGGCGATGCGCTGCGAGCCGCCATCCCGGACGCCGTGGAGATTCGCGGAGCCGATGCGCTGGATGAGAAGGAGAAGCGGCTATCCGACTTCGCCGCCGGGCGAGTTCGCGTTCTCATCACGAAACCGAGCATCGCCGGGTTCGGCCTCAATTGGCAGCATTGCGCGCGCATGGCCTTCGTGGGGGTCACGGACTCCTTCGAGGCGTATTACCAGGCCGTGCGGCGATGCTGGCGATTCGGGCAGAAGCGCCCCGTTGAGGTTCACATCTTCGCATCGGAACGCGAGGGCGCCGTGGTGGCGAACCTCAAGCGCAAGGAACACGACGCGCAGGCCATGGCCGATGCGCTGTCGCAGGAAACGCTCGCCGCCGTGCAGTCCGAAGTCCTCGGCGCGCGGCGCGAGTCCAACCCCTACATCCCCGACGCTCGAATCGTCATCCCCAACTTCATGAGGGCCGCATGAACTGCCTCGATCAAACCATCGGCGAAAACTTCGCCCTGTATCACGGCGACTGCGTGGAGGTGGCGCGCGGGCTCCCGGATCACAGCGTCGGGTACAGCATTTTCTCGCCCCCCTTCGCGTCTCTCTACACTTACTCGAACAGCCCCCGAGACATGGGCAACTGCCGGAATGACTCGGACTTCTTCTTTCACTTCTCCTTTCTGGTAAAGGAACTGAGGCGGGTGATGAAGCCGGGGCGCAACGTCTCCTTTCATTGCATGCTGCTGCCCACGAGCAAGGAGCGCGACGGGTACATCGGGCTAAAGGACTTTCGCGGCGAACTCATCAAGACCTTCCAGATGGAAGGCTTCATCTTCGCTTCCGAAGTCGTGATCTGGAAAGATCCCGTCACGGCCATGCAGCGCACGAAGGCGCTAGGACTCCTGCACAAGACCGTGAGGAACAACGCCGCCATGAGCCGCCAGGGCATCCCCGACTACCTCGTGACGATGCGCGCCCCCGGAGAACAGCACGAGGACCGCGTGACGCACGAAGCGGCCGATTACCCCGTCGAGAAGTGGCAGAAGGTGGCAAGCCCGATCTGGATGGACATCGACCCGCAGGACACCCTGCAATACCGAAGCGCCCGCGAGAACGACGACGAGCGGCACATCTGCCCGCTGCAACTGGAGGTGATCCGTCGCGGAATCGAGCTGTGGACGAATCCCGGCGACATCGTGCTGTCTCCGTTCGCCGGCATCGGGTCCGAGGGCTATGTCGCCTTGCAGATGCGCCGCCGCTTTGTCGGGATCGAACTTAAGGCGAGCTACTACCAACAGGCGGCGAGGAACCTGCAGGCCGCGCTGAAGGGCACGGCGGACCTGTTCTACCAAGATGATGACGCGGCGTGATCCGCGCGAACCTGGGCGCTCTGGCGAGGCGTGAGGCGGCATAGCGTGCCAATCCCTGCGGCGTGACAGGTCGCAGGAGTGGGCGCGGTATCTGTATCCAACACTCGCCATTTATCCGATGTTTGGATTGCGACTGAATACCGTGAGCGGGTGCCGCGCCCGCCAACAAGGAGAGTGACATGACGAAACAATTAACCCACGCCCTCAAGGATGCCAAATGACCACGCCGACGCCGATTGTCCCACTTCCGAGTTGCATGATCGGGCCGTCTGAACCATGCGATGCGTTTCAGCAATTGCAGCGCGAACTCGCCGCAGAGCGCGAGGCGCACGAAGCGACGAGGGCCGCCCTAAAGCAAGCGGAAGCGTTCATGGCCTCGGAGGCCGCGCGGTGCGAAGCTGCCGAGGCCGCGCTGGCAGAGGCGCGGAAGGATGTGGAGATGCTGGATTGGGCTGAAAGCAACCCGGTAGCTGCTTATTCCAATATCGTCGCGCAATGGGCTGATTGCGGGCGAGGCGGGCGAGAATCATTCTTCAATTTCCGACACGCCATCGACGCCGCCAGAAAGGAAACGAAATGATCGACCCCAACAGCACCGGCCCGATGCCAGTCGTCCTGCGGATTGCGAGCGAGCAATTGGTAGCAATGATCTCCAGAAACGGGCTGCTTCTTAGCAGCGGAGAAGATGCCATGAAATGCGCCACCGCCCTCATCGACGCCTACAACGCGAGCCAGCCCGAGAAGCCCGCAGAGCCGGTGACTCCGAGCGTGGACATGGACGAGCTGGTGGAGCGTGCGAAAAGCTGGATTCGTGACGAGAAAGTTTGGCTGGATGTTACCGGGGATTCTGCCCGCGCCATGCTTACCCATGTCCTCGCCGGGACTACGCTGGTGCAGCGCCCGAGGCTGACGGAGGCGGATGGGCTTGCCGTTGAAGGCCGGGAGGAAGGTCTTACCCGCTATCAGGTCGGCGCGATGAACTCGCTTGCAATCGCAAGGGCGAGAATCGAAGAACTGGAGCGCGAGAACGCGGCGCTGAAGCGCGAGAAATTGGAAAGCGAGCAGCATTTGAAAACCGCGCCAAGCCTGCGAAAGCAAGAGGAATTGAGCAGAGAGGCGCGCGTCAACAATCCTTGGCCAGCCATCGACGCCGCCATGAAGGAGGGAAAATGAAATCGGTGCAGCAGATGGTCGCCCAACTGGAAGGGCTGCTAGGAACGAAAGACATTTCCGATTGGGAACAGGGATTCATAGAGTCTATTGTCGAGCGAAAGGCGTCATTGACTGACAAGCAGTTGGTCGTCGTCGAGCGCATCTACAGAAAACACTTCGCATGAAACAGGATGGCGAGCGAGTTCACAGAGCGGAGCAGAAAATGTCCCGTGAAAGATAACACGCGCACCAGTTTCGTCGGTGAGCAGCTTATCTACCCTCGGCGTCGGTCTATCGGTGGTCATTTGGATTCCTTCGGGTAGTCGCGGCGGGCTACATAATCAATGGCGGACGCCATCTTTGCCCGGATGTTCATTAGCGCCTCATCTTCTTCGGACCCATCGCCCTCTACTGTTTTCATAACATCGAGGGCGGAGGACATTATGTCTGCCATCACGCGAATCCGCCCGCGCAGTTCGTCCCGTTGTCGTTG